AAACGTGATGGTCTATTAGTATTTTTAAATCCTCTTCAGTTCTAAACAGATTGGCTTGAATAGCAACTCCAACATTTCCATATTTTTTATTTAATGACATAGCCAAGTTCCGAGTAAGGTCTGTCTTAAAATCCTTTGAGTCCTCCATGTCTAAACGGATCGTATGTTTGTGTTTTTTTGCCAGTTTAGCGATCTTGTCCAAATGCTCGTAAGAGATAAGTGGGTGAATGAGCAGACCTAGTTGAGAGGGTTTAATGGAAATATCTAAGGGTGTTTTTTTATAAAAATTAATTATTTTAATATATTGCTCCGCAGCCCGATCACAATCATCCCGAGTTTTACTCAATTCCCCTAAATAATCCACTGAAACTTCATAGCCCTCCTCTATGAGGCTCTCAATAACAGGGCGTGCTGACTCAAAATTACTCCCAGCAATAAATCGTTTGGCCAATGGATATAAAATATTCATTTGGTATCATCTATCAGGTTTTCTATGTATCTCCGTCGGTAAAAGCTCATGAAACTGCCAATCTTGATCTTGAGACTCACTACCTCCCCCTTTTTTATTAGTTTTTTTATTACCCCCTTTTTTGCCATTGCCTCCATCTTCGTCCAATTTTGTAAGCTTACCAAAAACAGGTTGACCTTTTTTGAGTTTATCACTTATTTTGTTAAGCTCCTCATGAAGGGGTCGGCTATACTTTAATTTAAAAAGACGAGGCTCAAGAGTGGAGTTTTTATAACTAAAAAAATCTATTATTTTATTGCTAGAATCTTTACGAGGGGACTCTGCTAAAATATATATATTGCCTTTATTTTTTAGGAGCTTATTTGGCTCTTTTATTATTACCCAATGAATTAATAGTTTTTCAGGTACATCTTTTTCTTCTGCGCCCCAACCCAAAAATGTATGAATAGATGACCAAAAAATAAGCGTAAAAACACAAAAGGATGAAATACAGGATAACTTAAAATACCATTTTAAAGATGATTCAGTTAATATCCAAAGGGTTAGAGCTCCAAATACTAACAATAAAATTGGTAATGCTATATTCATTTTTCTAACACGGTCTGTGGCCTGAGTCTGACTCCTTGAGAGATTTTTCCCAAGCTTCCATTTGTTGTTCTTCAGTTGGTCTTTCTTTGTGCGTCATACGCGAGTTTTCTTTAAAATATTCCACCCTCCACTTTAACCACTCTTTGTAGCTCATTTTAAAATTTTAACCGACGTTCTACCTTCCACGAAAACAATTTGCCTTTCCACTCGTTATATCTTCTGAGCTTACAAAATGTCCAACCTACTAGCCTATTCCAATGCTTGAAGCAATATTTGTATCTCCATTTCTCCTCATATTCTTTTCGGGCTTTTGCTTCCCCCCACCACTTCTTAGTGTTAGCTTTGTGCTCTGTGTTATCTTCAAGCCTGTATGTTTCGAGTTCCACACCCCTTTGTACTTCTCCATTCTTTACGTGGACGCGGTAGTCTACCCAAGCATCATGCGTACTGTCTACGTCATTAATAAGATCGCAGAACCTAATATAGCCTGTAAAATTGTCCTTTACCCACTCATGGCTCTTTTCTTCCATGACCCACATGGGACTCCAAAACCCACCGCTGTCTCTATCCTTCTTTTCCTCTTCGGTTAGTTTCCTTTCCTCATACTCTACCTGCTTCTGGTAAAGAATTTTATCCTTACCAATCTTGTACTCTATAAGCGCGTTAGCCAAATCCTTTGTCTGGAATGAGTGGTCGTGACTAAAAGTAGGGGCAATATTCGCCCCTCCTCGTGGCAGCGGCATTTCGCAACTTATATAATCAAACATTCCCATAATTAATATCCATTCTGTCTTATCATTGTAATGCCAAACCCAAGGACTCTCAAGCTAAAAGTCCAATAATTGTCGTCTTCTACATACAAGCAACATTTTGTAGGAAAACTGAAGCCATATTCTAGCCCAAAAAGAGAATGCTTCGGTGCAAATCTTTTCCCCATCCACGGAAAATTGATATGGATTTCCAAAAAGTCGTACCACTGTTTTTCTTTTCTATAAAGTCTCATTTTGCCCCAACCGTAAAGGAATCCTTGTCAGTTGCTAATCCCACAAATTCAAATAATATTTACCAAACAAATCCAATCCCTCTTGGACTTTTTTACTATGTTTCTCGCATGGTGTCCAGTCCCATTCTCTCTCATCCAAGCCCTCGTACCCAACGCTACCGTCGCTGTATGTAGTCTTCTTGTGTCTTGGGTCGTAGTCTTTGGGCTTAATTGGGCTAGTCAAATCTTCCCAATGCTCAAACGACCAGATCATCTTGTCTAAAGTTTTCTCCCAGCTACGCATAGCCCTATCCATAGCTAATTCTCTCTCCTGCTCGGATAATTCGGAGTCGGCGTTGTGATCGTAATCCTCTCCAAACATCTCGGTAGGGCAACCGTTAAGGTTATTTCGGAGGTACTTCAGGCGAGGCGCAACCATCTTAGCATTCCAACTCTGAAAGTTCCATGCCTGTTCATGCGGGAAGCCTGTTTGCCAAGTCTGGCGTTTCTTGCGCCACCAATACTCAATCGCTTTATACTTCCAACACAATCGCCACCAAGCTCTTTGATACCAAGAAATTTTTGACCTACCCCAAACATCTTCCATGAATCGTTCAACGATTTCTTCTTTTACGATTGTTCTTTCCTCTTTACTCATCGTTTGTCTTATAAATGCCTTCAAGCATCGTTGCTTGGTCGTCTCTTCCGCCTAACCCAAGTTGCCACGCAAGTTCTTTATCGAGGTATCCCGCGATGCTCTCGTTGTGAAATCCCCACGCTTGCAGAGCTTTCACTACTTGCGCCATTGTATCACCAATATCCAAATCGTCATTGGCAATGCTTACGCTTACCGTTGAGTGCATGGTGTCCGCGCTATTACCAGACTGGTCTTCGGTTGGTTTAATTGTTATTTTCATTTATCCAATTCGCTAATTCTTTTGATTTTTCTTTATTTAGAATAACTTGGTCATTATAGACATTGCCTTTCGTCAGCACCATCCAGCACAGCTTCAGTCGCATCCACCAAGATAATTTGATAGGGTTGATGCCCTCACGCCAGTAGCTAAAGTACAGTTCTTCCCCGTCGTCGAACTTGGTGATGAGCATACCTTCGCTATGGCAATCACATTTAAAGAATTTTTCTTTATCAGCCATTACCCTCTCCTTCGCCCCACATTTTCCTCGTCTTCTATATCTTCATGCTGATCCTCGGGTTTAACAGTCGGGGAGTCTTTCATCTTCAACGCTATATACCAGACGCCAGCAGCGATTATATAAAAAGGTATTTGTAGTAATAAAAGGTATTCAATCATTTCCCTCTCTTCTTTTCCCTTTTCTTTTTCTTTTTCTCTGCTGGGGTTAGCTTTGGGGTTTTCTTTTCCTCTTTCTTTCTTTTTTCCTTATTTGCCATAATATTATTAGTTTCTAATCCTTAGATGTCGGTACGCCCACGGACTTAGCTGCATTCTTCTCGTGACTTTTTGTGGCCCCTTCTCGTCGCTTTCCATAAAAACAACACCAAAACTTGTTACTACATATATCATTGGACGGTCAAAAGACATGGTCACCACGTCCAGCAGTTGCTTTAGTGTTATGTTTTTAATCGGTTGGGTTAATCCTACAATTTTAGGGTTGTTCCGAACAAGTTGGTTTGGGGGTACGAGCTGCGGGGGGAGACCATTCACCTGCCCACCCACAGGTGGTAGTCCCGTGGCGGGATTGATGAAGGGTCGCTGCGCGTTATTAGCAGCGGGTTGCTGAACTATTCTTGGAGGAAAGTAAAAAAAGTTTAAACCATTATTTGAAACCTTTGGAAGTATATCTATAATTTCATCCATAGAAAAAGAATTTAAAGGCCCCGCTTCTGCGACAATAGTATTGTTTAGTTTCTTTCTTATCTGTTTGCTATTTATAGGGGCTGCGCTTACAATTCCCGTTGCTAATATAAACAATAATATTTTTTTCATTTGTTATACTCCCAGTAAATCCCTTAACCTACTACACGTATCTTCTATTTTCTCATCGTCTGTATTAACGGTATGGTTAGGGTTGCCTATTTCAAAATCTTCCACATGGTAACCTTTCCTTAAATTTCTATCAGACTTTAATAAAACCTCTATAACCTTATCTTGATTATTGTTTTTTAGTTCCTGCCTTAACTCCTCATAAGGGTTAACAAGGCACATAATTACGTCTGACCCTTCTTTTACGGGGCGACCCTGAATACTGTTGCCATTGTCTTTTTTGCAGTAAATGGCCGACCAATCATCTCGATCTCCTTTTTTATTTAAATAAGTAGCTACGGCATTGGCGTTCCTAATATTTTCTTCCCTTCCCTCTCTGCCGTAATTTTTATTCATAAACATTTCTCTAAACTCATCTCCATCAATGATAAATGGAGTATTTAAATGTTCTGCTAACATTGCCCCTAGCGTAGTTTTACCTGAGGCTGGCTGACCGTAGAGTATGTAAATCATTTTTATTCTCCTAACGGTTTCACTAAATTTGCTGGTAATTCATTTACATCTAAAATACCACCATTTTTATCCGTAGTAAAGCGAAAAGCAACCTTTTCTTCACCAACAATAGTAAACTGTCTCTTTTTTACTACAATTTCTTTAAATGGTTTGATTTTTATTAATTTAATGGTAGCAATCGTGGGCTTTTCATCTCTTTTAGAGTAAACATGAACTGTAACAACGTTTTCCCCTACTGTCACCCCTCGGAATGAAACAATCTCCTCGTTAAACAAAACCACAGAACCCTCTTGCCCTTCACTCAAACTGTTATTGCGCCTCTTACCTAATGCGTCGTGATCTAGACTAATTAAGCTTCCTTGACCCCCTTCTCTATTATTAAAACTTACAATATGTCCTGAGGCTGCTTTAACATAAAGGTCTAGGTCATCTTCACTCCCTCCGTCCCACGTGAGTATTACTTCATATAAAACGTTGGGAGGGCGGGCTGGTTTTTTTTCCTCCTCTGTTTTAAGTAAAAAAAGAATTGCCACCAACATGAGTAAGCAACAGAACAAGACATCAATGAACGGTCTGAATGAAAAGAATCTACGCATCGTTTATTTCTTTTGCCTCTATGATTACAGCAGAAAAATCCACTTCAAATATATCCCCCTCTGGCTCATTATTATTTTTCATTGTGATCTTCGTTTAATTTATGTTTTAAAACCATGAGTTGAATCTGTAGGGGGAGACTGAAGATAATACCACATATTGTTGTATAAAAGGCTGTGTTTAGTCCCTTTTTTAACCCTGCGACAATTGCACTTGTCGGTAAGGAGCTATCTAGATTTCCGTGCGTAGCGATGACTAGGCCAATGATAGTCCCTAGGAGTCCTAGTGAAAAAAAATGTTCCGCCGTAAACCACCCAAGTTCCGAACGCTGCTCAAGATGGTGTATTGCTTCTTTTTTTCTTTTTTCATTTATTTTATCTGCCAAATAACAAAGGCGTCCTATATAAAGAGACACCCCAACATAAAGAACCATTATCAATAAAGAAATATAAGATAGGTCATTTTTAAAAACAGAAGAAACCATACCCTTTTGCTCTACCAAGAATAAGGCAGTTGCCATCACGGCATTAATTAAAAACCATTTTATAAATGTGCTCATGTTATGCTCCTCCCCATTCGTTAGTGTGATCGTCCAACCAATCACTTTCTGTATCTTCTTCCCCCTCTATAGGATCACTGAAGACTCTTTCCTCAATAGACACTGGAGCAATAAACACTCGTGTATTAAATTTTTTACAATGGGCGACAGCATTTTTGCGGTGTAAAAAGCGACCAACAACTATTCTCCCTTGTAATACTTCATAAAATTTCATAATAAATAGGGCCCTGCTCCTTTCGTGCCCTTTGTGTATTCATTTCGCTCATCTAGGTCTGTGTAATGAAGACGATTTGCGACTTCACTTATTGTTGGGGCCTCGCCAGTGTCAGTGCGGGGCCTAATATTTGCGTCCATATCCCTTTGCTTCTCAAGGCAGACAAGCAAGTCCTTTATCCTTTTTTTAATCCACCCTTCTGAAGCAAACCATAGGGCTATGGTAATGAGGGTTTTAAAAAGTGAGAATTTTATTCTTTCCATGTTAACTCCATTAGGTTGTCCCCAAAAAACTCCTTGGTAAAGTTAATTACACTTTTATAATCAAAAGGGCGGCATGTATAAATATCCACTGAAAAAAACGGCGGTTTACGGCTATCCCACCCATAAATATGCATTCCGCTCTCCTTCCAGTGCATATAAGCACACCAGCCATAATGTGAATCATAATTGCACACTGGGGACGTTACCGCAGTCATATTCAAAACCTCAGTAACCTCCTCGCAATAGCGAGTCATATCCTCGGGTTTAAAGGGGGTGTGAAGGGTTCCTTCAACTACAATGCGTTGCCTGCAGATGTCGGGGGCTAGATCGATCCATTTATTATTTAAATTACTGTTGTCCATTTTAAATATCCATATATGTTCATTAATAAAATAGTTAAAGACATTACTCCCGTCGAGTACGCTTTTTTGAAAAAACAATATGCCCCAACACAAAGATTACCAATAATCCAAGCGAGCCAACCAGATATATCATAGTTAGCATTAAGATAATAACCCCAGATAACAAAGAGCGCCCCAATTCCACCAAGAACTTCATAACAAACGTTGGCTTTCAGGGCTGTTTCTGAATATTTTTTTTTCAACTTCATAACATGATCTTAATAAGGGTACATTTATTTGCAATTCCCTCCTTACCTCTGTTAAGGTATTATTAGGGTGTTTATTAAAGTTTACCTCGGAGAGGTCCACAGTGCAAGTAGAACCCGCCTTTACCCCTAAATTAAAAATAAACCGCTCCTCCTCTTTGAATTTATACCCTTCTGGAAAAAGGTACTTAGCACAAAACATGTAAAGGTTTCTACGCCATCGCCTCATCTTCTTTGTGCTCCCCATGGTAAATCCAATAACAAAGGCTTCGTCTTTAACTTCAAGACCTCTTCCTAATAACAAGTGAATGGAATCGTGATTAAATAAAGAAACGTTCCCTGCGAATAAGCCAACATCATATTTAGGATTTTCCACGAGCCTGATTATAAGCGGGACTTCTGCCCCCTTCAGTTTGAAAGCACTCATAGATTCGAGCCCTTCTTGCAATGTCCATTGTTTTTTAGAAAAAAGAGGAATATGCCACTCTTTTATGCATTTTTGCCGCTCTTCTATGTACTGGCAAGGCGTCATCTCTTCTTATATTATATTTTATTTTAAAAGAAAAGTCAAAAGATTTTAGTGTAATTAAGGATATGCCTATATATAGCGGGATATCAGAACTTCGGGGGGCGGTACACCAATACGTATTCAGTACTGGTACGGTTAGTGGTGAGTTTATGATTACGGGGATGGGGGATTCTTCTTACCAGAGTCAAATGACGGGGCTTCTTAATACCGGTATCGACGCAGACCGTCAGGAACTTACTAATCATATTGGTAGAGAGTTTTACACGAAATTAAATCAATTTGATATAACCGCCACTTACAAAGATCAACTTGACGCAGGGTTTAGACCCACTACCTTTACCGGTCTTTATTGCACGGGAGCATATTAAATCCCCTAACATAGGGAGGCAAGCTGCACTGTGAAGGGGAGTCATAGATTTTTCCCAAACACTTCATTCGATTGTTGGTTGACCCGCAAAAAAGTCGCGCACTTCGGCATGTCCTTTATCGTTTTAGCGCCAATATAAGTACAGGTGCTACGTAGCCCACCGAGAATATTTTCCACAGTATTTTTAATGAATCCACGATGTTTTATCCTTATTGTTTTTCCCTCTGAGGAACGATACTTCGCAACACCTCCATGATATTTGTTCATAGCCGTGTCGGAACTCATGCCATAAAATGTTTTATATTTCTCTCCGTTTACTTCTTCCTCTTGTCCTTCTGATTCAGTATGACCTGCCAGCATCCCGCCCAACATAACAAAATCAGCACCAGCACAGAAGGCTTTGGCCACGTCGCCAGCACATACGCACCCACCGTCAGCCATAATATGCCCACCAATCCCATGAGCAGCATCCGCGCATTCAATGACTGCGCTGAGTTGAGGGTAACCAACACCAGTTTGAATACGAGTAGTACAGACAGACCCGCCGCCAATACCCACTTTAACAATATCTGCTCCACTTAATAATATCTCCTCTGTCATTTCGCCAGTGACGACATTCCCCGCAATAATAATAAGAGCGGGGTTTTCGTCTCTGACTCGTTTAATAAAATCGCAAAACCTTGATGTATACCCATTAGCTGCATCAATACAAACAAATCTATTATGGTAAAACTTCCATTGAATGTCTCTAAGGTAATCTACATCATCATAACTATTTGGGTCATATTTGATACCAATAGAAGGACAGAGATGGTCGTAAATTCTAGCTTGCCAATTCTTTGCTCCTCGTTCGTATTTCCAGTTCTTAGAGTTAGCTTCCCTGCTTTCTTGCGTTTTGAAAACCCCGTAGCCATCCAGCTTATGTAACCATCTATTTACGTCGTTGTGCTTGCTAATACAAGTCAACATATGATGTTGAGCAAGAGCCTTGGCCGTTTCAAACGTGCCAACAGTATCCATATTTGAGGCAACAATCGGAACGCCTGTCCACCCGTAGGACTCGGGGTCAGAGCCTTCGCCACCAGCATTCTTAAATTTAAAAGTACGCATCAAATTAACATCCTTACGAGATGTTAGCTCTGAACGTTTAGGACGTAAGAGAACGTCCTTATAGTCTAACTTTATTTCTGGTTCAATTCTCATTAATTTTACGGTCTGAAAATCCGCCCCCAAGCTTACCGGTGTCTTCATCTGGTATAAATTTGTGGATACGACGCTGTTCCAGTTCTTTTCCGCCATTCATGTTTTCGAGAAATTCCATTATTGCAGAAAAAATACCGAGACTGGGATTCTTTTTTTCTATCCAATCATTCATTTTTTCCACTGCGTCATCACCTTCCATGTCTTTCTTAGAAAAAACTGCTGGAGTGGAGATCTTCATGCCCTCCTTAGTGAATGCAAGCATTGCTTCGTGGTTCTCTAGGAGGATTTTGGTACCTTTTTTGCTTTGACTTAGTATTTTCATATTATTTATTCTTTCCAATCTTTTTCGGGTTGCTCTAAATCTTTATCTTTTGTAAAATCTACAAAAAGTTCTTCTGCGGCGAATATGTCTCTGGATGTAATTAAAATTTTAGTATTATTTATAGTTTTTATTTCTGAATTTTCCTTTATTTTAGAATGGTTATACATACAATTAGGTTTAATGTTTACCCATGTGTTGTGTGTATCGCTCCAAACATGTGTCATGTGTATTTGTTTTCCACTTGGGATATCTTTTGTGGCAATCAACCCTCTACCGTGGCATTCACTCTTTTCAAAAATAACTATATTATTCAACATTGAATTTTTTTTTGTTTTTTCTGGCAAGTGCACTATCGGCCCATTTAGCAGTTAGCTGATTTGGGTATTTTTCGGGATTCCATATGTCAGATTTAAGGGAGTTTTCTTCTTTTGTAATAATTTGTAGATTGTCTTGGTGGTGAGCCCCTCCTATAGAGAGGGGGACTATGTGGTCTACCTGATAAACAATTCCACTTTCTTGGGACATAACACTTCTTAGGACGTAAAGTTCTTTGATTTTTTCAAAATCACTATCAGGTAAAGTTGCGCCCTTTTTCAAGGATTCCCTCTTCATTTGAAGGGCAGCCCTAATCGCTTTTTTTTCGGGCTGAGAACGGTAGTCCTGCTGGTAAGCTTGCTGGCAGAATTCGCCTCCCTTGCTTTTTTTCCTCCATTTTTTCATCATTGATAGCCTACGGGGACGAGTTTTTATTAGGTTCTTTTTAATACGGTTTTTGTTTGTGAACCGCCACGCTTTAGATCTTTTAGCAACGTGTTCCACCATTTCAGGACAAATACTTCTGCATGCACCACAATAATCTGGGTTACGGACAATGCAGCGCCCATGCGGTAGCGAGGCCGGCTTTTTCTTACATAAAATGCATTTTTTAGCTTTCATAAAATACCTTATTAATTTAAATAAAATTATAATTTATTATTTTTAAATCTTTTTTAAACAACATTCGCACCTTTTCAATTGTTTCCTCATCGAACTTACCTTTATTTTTATAAAACTCCACGTAATTTTTATTATGAGAAGTATTAAGCTTGGGTATTTTTCCAAGCGCAATGTCAAATTTTTTACATACCTCACGCAAGCCATTTTCAAAATTCTCAAATTTAATCAAAAAATTAACATCTAAACACCCTTCGTGAAGCCACCACGTTGCAAGGGGTTGAAGGGCCAAGTTGTGACAGGATGGTAGGTGTTCAGCATCAGTAGGCGCAAAAGGCTTGGAACGCAGAAAGTTAGGAACTTCCCCCCCACAATAGGGAAACGCGAGCTCTTGAACGAAGTTCCTAAAGTCCCTACATGAATCCTCGGCAGCCGTAGCCCCGTGCCACCACGAAAACCACGATACCGTTCTGTCCCACGGGTTACGCATAACCGAAATTTTATAATAGTCGGTGGCGTGGGGGAACATTTTATATAGGTCACTTAATGTTGCATGTTTGTCCATATCTCCCTCCCTATCTCGATATACCATTTTCCCTTGACCATTACCGGCTCGATTATCAAATGTCTTCACATTAGGGGAGTAATAATCTTTTAAAAGAGAATGGATGGTGTTTCCCCCCACTTTTGGAGGGTGAATAAAAATAAATTTCTTTTTATCTGATATCATCTTGATTATTTTTTTTTGAGCTTTTCCAAATCCTGTTTACATATTTGCGAGCATAAAAAAGTCGAGACATAACAGTGCCCAGTGGGGCGTGTATAACCTTTGCGATCTCTGGGTATGACAATCCTTCCAATTCGTATAAAACTAATACCTCTCGATGTTTTGGGGCAATCTTAGCTAATAACTCTTTTCCTAATTTAATGTTTTCTTGTTTTTCATCTGCGTCCATTTTCTTTTTACTGGCCGTCTCTGAGTCAATCAAGCCACCCTGTTCTATCCTGATCCCCTTGAAATGAGCCTCACCGTTGACCATATGAAGAGGGGAGACCGCATCAGCACGGTTTCCTTGTAAATCTACGTCAACTTCCGTGGAAAAAAACCTTCCCTCCCTTCGTTTTTTTATAGCCCAAAGATCATAAAAATTGTTACGAGCAATAGAACAGGCCCATGTTTTAAAGGTGGATTTAAACTTAAACTGACTGATCTTTTGCCAACTTTTTATTAGGGTTAGTTGAAAGGTTTCCTTGCTGAGATCTGCGTTCCCTTTTGTAAAACGCATTATCCATGAATTTAAGTATTCTTTATTCCTTGTGACAAGTTCCTCAAAGGCGTTTTGATCACCCTTTTGGCAAAACTCAATCAACTCAACCTCTTCAAGTTTTTTATAATCTAATTTCATCTTAAATCCTCCCTCAGAAGTCTCCACCTGTCGCTGTCTATTTTTTTCTCACCAGAGTCAATTTGTTTAACCATATCAACGACCTCTTCAATAGAGTCGTAAATATAACGATGCGGCAGCATGCCCATCATCCAAAGGGGGGTTGCGTGTTTACCCCCTTCCATAGAAATAAAAATTGGTTTTTTCATTCTAACAGCGGTAACAAGTTCCTCTGCGCTCCCCCAGCTAGCCACCTCTGGCAAAATATGAGCAATAATAAAATCAGACCTATCAACTAAATTCAAATCATAACTTCGCACAAGACTCATCCTTTCAGCAACATCATTGAAGTACCCATGTTTCTGGCAATGGGCTAATGAAAGGCGAGTTTCCTCGTCTTCTTCGACGTCTTTAACAAACGGCTTTTTGTAGGGGTTAAAAATTCTTACCCCTAGGGGTTCAAGCTCTCCCTCTACATACTCACGCCAATCCCTACCACTTGCATACTGCATATGCCCCACCAAATAAGTTCTGGTCTTGTTTAAGAGGTGAAGTTTATTTTTGTCCACGAATTTTCTCTAAAATTATTTTTTTGGAAATATCCCTTGTCAGGGGTCCAAACTTGATTTTAGTTTCTATCTCTCCAGTTACGGAACCTGATAGTCCAAGGCCGTCTTTTTCTTCCTCACTCAATGATTCAAAATTAGAGTGAGGGCCCTTCAGGTAAAACTCTGGATTAACTAGCTTAATAATTTCCTTCACATCATCCACAATACAAACAAAATCTACAGAGGGCATTCTCAGTAGAATATCCAAACGATCTCTTTCAGGATAAATAGTTTTATTTTCACAAAGTACATCACTTTTCACACCAATAACTAATGTATCCACTGATCTCTTGGCCCACTCAAGAAGGTCTAGATGCCCCGCGTGAAACAAATCAAAGGTTCCAACCACAAGGCCTAACCCCCCCATGTTTAAATACTCACGGTTTTCCTTTAACTGTTCTAATGTTACGAGCTTAAATGTATTAGTAGTAATCATGCTGATTGATCTTATTAAATGTTTTTTTTTAAGAAAGGTCAAGAAATTTTTTGAAAATAAAGGTGACTAGCTGTAATGTTTTAATTAAGACCCACTTAATAATGCCATAAACACACCGTACGCCCAACGAATAAATAGTATAAAGAGGGTGCCACCATTTTTTTTCAGAATTTAAATTCTTGCTAAGATTACGCTTAAATTTGTCCTCTCTTTCTTTTCGTTCCTCGTTTGCGGAGAGAGACCACTCTTCAAGGTAAATTTCTTTTAAATCCCCTTTCCTGACCCATGCAATAAATTCCACCCATAGGTCTTCTTCCTCTGTCACATGGAGAAGGTTAAACCTAATTTCCCCTGTATACTCAAGTTTTCTAATGCCATTATCTTTATACGTGATTTCCCCTGTCTCCTCGTCATGTTCGGCCTCAAGAATTTCTTCATATATTTGGCCGTCTTCTTCTATTGTGTAGCCACCACCGTCAAGGGAGGGCGACGTAAAATCTTTACTACTCCAGTTTATGTTGTCAAAAGACAATTGTTCGGCCGACAAAGGTAGTTCATAATCGCACTTAATTGTTGAAAGAGAGAAAAACATTAAATATCCCCTACAAGTTTCTTTAAGGCTTTTAAGTGAAAAAGCATGAAACTTTCTCCTTGAGCACTCGAGCCCTTTCCCTGAGAAATACAGTGTTGTTTAAACTTAAGATCTTGCCTGTGAGCCTCTTCAATTAACTGATCGACTAGCTCTATCGCAATTTTTTTTCTAGTATTCATTATTATTTAATATTTAATATTCTAAAAGTTTCTTCGGGATTTTTTACATTAAACCATTTACCATCATTATTTTTTTCTAGGTCTTGACATATATCATGGTCATTCCCACCTTTGAAGCATTTGTCTCCAATGAAGATCATTTTTTTAGAATAGTTTTTTCTTATCCATTTAGACGCTTGAGACTTATTGTACCCCTGCGGTTGTACGTCAATACTTTTTTGCCCCCCAATTCGAACGTCTAAGGATGGAAATTTTTTTTGCAGACTCCTTTGTATTGTTTTCCTTTCCTGTGAAAAGGAGTCCCACCCTGCATACCTTTGTCGCCTCAGAATAGAGGCATTAATTCCTATGACAGAGAAATTCAACATACCGTCTCTAGTTTCATAGAAATCCTTACCCTTGTCGGGGTAAGGAGATTTTTGATGCCATAACAAAAGTTCACTCAATAATTTCACAGGAGGCTTCCATTTATTCTGATAAATAACCCGACCCTTTACAACCAAGCGATTTCCCATAGAACTAAAAATACCCTTACTCCTGTTTATGATACTTAATGGAAGTTGGGAACAAATTTTATCATGGGAACCTCCACCGACAAGAAAAAAATTCTTCCCTACGCACCAACTTAAAAAGTCAAACACATCCCTTTCCTCCATAGGCTGAGTCGGGTTAGTTAAGGTACCATCAATGTCAAATAAATAAATTGAATCTTTGCTCATCTCCTAATTTTTCGCCAACGATTATTCCATAAAAAATGACTACAGGTACTTGCAAACCTTTCTACAGCCCTTTCTGATTTGTCCCAGAAAAAGGCGTGGGCTAATTCGTGTATAATCGTATTGAGTTCGTTTTGTGATGTCAGATTTGGGTTTATGAAAATTTTAGGGTGCTTATCTTCAGGGGGGTAACATACTCCATCAGCATCTCCATAAGCCCGTTTGTCGGGCTTACGAAATGAAATATCATATTCAATTCCTTTTGTATTTTTAAATTTAAAAGAATTATTTTTTTTCATTTTTCTTTTTCATTTTTAGATTTTTAAGTGTTTTTTTTGGTGGCTCGGGAGAATTCATAGTTTTAGATTTGAAGGCTTTACTGATTTCATATTTAGCTATATCCTCTTGTAGGTCAGCAAGCTCATGGTTTTCCCACTCGCCTTTTAAGATAAGGTATCTCATGGCATTTGAAATTTCAGACATCGCATCTTCGTAGTCTGGGTCATCTAGGTTGTCTTCGAATTTATCAGATTGATGTACCCAGTAAGCCATCTCAGTTTTCCACCACTCAATTGAGTCGTGCAAAACCTTAGCCCTGAAATGTAATTTATCCTCGGTCTTCATACCCCTATGGTAGGGTCTTTTTGAGAACGAGTCAATGTTTTACACATAGATTACTTATGCCCTGAATAAGGAGGTTATTCATTGATGATTTCGCAATCTATATGGGCTTCTTCCTCTAGAAACCCTTCGTCATACAAGTATTGGACAATGGCAATTGCCTTGTCGTCCTCTAATTCGCTAGAGGGGTCAAAAATTTTTATTTTTCTTTTATAAATTTTTACCTTATACCCGCAAATTTTTGCTGTAATAACCCTCACATATAAAATTACACATAAAAATGTGTAATAATAAAAGAGAAAAAATGAAAAAAATTTTAAATTTTTTTAAAAAACCATTTAGAAGGAGCCCCTTCACAAAAGTGTCAATTCTGCTTCTTTTGCTCTCTTTTCTGATACTTTTAAATAATCATTATAAAATATTTAAAATTGATGGTCAAAGTATGCACGACACATTGGGTAACGGGGATGTGGTGTTGGTTAATAAACATTTTTATGAGAATGAACGGCCCGAGCGAGGAGATGTGGTTATTTGTGTGTCGGGTAATGAAATTTTAATAAAACGAATTATTGGTATACCCGGGGACACTGTTGAAATTATTGAAGGTTATATTATAGTCAACGGGGACCTTTACAGGGACGAACTTGGGGAGTACCAAGTGAGTATTGACTTCCTTGATGATGACGGAAAGCCCATCTATTTCTTTGTGAATGAGTCGGAAGTTAGTTTAAACTTAAGAGAATATTGGGTCATAGGGGATAATCGGGCGATATCATGGTACGGTAAAATAGATCAAAACGATATTATAGGTAAGGTTTATGGTTTATGAATCACAATCTAATAGTTCAGAATTACGTTGTAGAAATTAAAAGGGGCGAACACTGGACCGGGGATAGGGTTTATATATATGATCCGTGCCTAAATCTACCAGAAAATCTAGAAATGACCATTTTAGAGTATTTGTATGAAGAGGGGTTTACACAAGACAGAAGGGTGGCTCACACTGTGGTACGGGTTGAAGACTAGTCCTTGTCTTCTTTTATTTTTTTTATTTGTTCTGTAAAATCTACTTCTACTATGTTGGCCTTAGAATCCTGCCAACGTGACGTACATACCGCGTATCTTTGTTGAGAATCTGGGAACTCTTTACCCATTACATCGTTATCCATGCACTCTGAGATAAAGTCTTTACGACTCTGCTTGCCGTGAGGAGAGGGAAGGGGCATTTTATTATTCGTTACCCAAGTCGCCTGTGTCCTCGGATTTGTCCTTCGTTAAACTTTTTATTTCTTGATCAATATTTTTTATAGCACCTTGATGGTGTTTTCGTAACTCACGTAAAGTCTCGTGTTTTGTATCATAGGAATCTTGGTTGTCCATTCTATCGCGCAGATTCTCTCTCATGCCTTTGAAATGTTCCTCCATATCCTCGTGATAAGCTTTTGTAACCCCGCTGTCTTTCCAAGTATCCGAAACCTCAATTCCGTATTCTTTAGCTTTTGATTTGAGTTTTTTCAGTATTTTGGCCTTTACCTCTGGCGACAGCTTAGATTGTGGAAGTCGCGCTAATGCGTTTCTTACGTGAGCGGCATCGGGGATGGGGAAGTGGCGAAGGGAACGGGGTTCTGTTTTGCCGTCCACCTTTTTACCACCGGGAGCTATGTATGCAAAATCACCATCTGGCAGGTCGTTACGACGTTTGGTGGTAAACGTCTTGGCTAACCCCTCGTTAGCTAAGATTTGCTCTGTAAAGTCAATCTCTGTAAAGCCCTCTTGCATATAAGATGTTACACCTTTATAATAATATTTTTTTCATTATTTTATTTTTTCTTTAATGATTAAAATTTTAGGATAGGTTACCCGAAGTCTGAACGGAAACAATTTTTCAGCTTCAACCCTGCTCGCGGTTTTAGCCTCTTCGTGCTCTTTTGGGCTATTTTCAATGGGCATCTTTTTTAGGTCTTCGTCCGAGGGCATTGGAAGTTTTGCGTTCAGGGCCCACATAATGTCATGCTTCGTACAATATTCTTGCATACGCCGAACAGGAACGATTAGATTGAACCCCTCTCCTGCCCCCCTTACAAGCATACCAATATATTTGGCGTCCTTTTTAAGGTATACCCCTCCCCCGCTAGAGCCGGGAAACGCCACACAAGTCGTCTGGTCGAAAATATGTTTATTTAATTGTTTTAAAATTCTACCGTGCTGGGAATAAATTCCATCAGTCATGCTGTTTGCGCCCATTTGGCCAAGCAGACTTCCAACGTGTAAAAGATCAGTTCCCAGAGTGGGGATCCCTTCATCAAGATGAAATGTTACGCTATCCTTAACAAAATTAAATTTACGAACCCGTAGTAGTGCAAGGTCGTGGCCGTCCGTGGCGTCGCTGTACTTCAATACCTCGGCGTCCATTTGTAATCTGCCAACAGTTCTACCTCCTTGTCTAATCTCCTTAACAACCAGTGGGTCTTTGAATTCCACTAGGGTTTTAGGTGCACCGCCGACCAGCACCTTTCTGGTGGATCGAAGGTTGTCAACAACATGCCCAGCAGTCCATACAAAATTTACCAAATTCCCTTTCGCGTCTTTTCGTGAAAAAATAACACCAGACCCCTCCCCATTGGAAAATTCGCCCTCAGACCTGATTGTCACAGATACATTTTGCAAGTGTTCTGATGTAGACGGGGACTTTTCTGCTCCAGCGGTATGCCTAATCGGGAAAGCAAAAAAAACAATAAGAGAAGCCAAAAATATTTTCTTCATAATGAGGTACCTTTTAATAAAGTACACCTACTTTATAAAAAAAACAAGTAAAATCACCAGAAAATCAACTAACTGCGCGACCTTTGTTCTTTTCCCAGTCTTTTTCGGGCCTGTCTACTGTGATATTTCTTTTTTCCGCAGCCTTTAAGACCATAGAATTGCATTTACTCTTTTTTAGTTGATGCAACATGGAGCATATATCCTTTGGAAAACACGTCCCGCCATACCCTCTGTGGCCATCGGGTCCCGGCACAGCAGTATGGCTCATCCCGATTCTCTCATCTGAGCCAATAAGGTTTGCTGCTACGGAATATGAAATGTCGTTTTTACCACAAAATTCCTCAAGTTCATTAAAAACAGAAACCTTAACCGCTAGGAAAGAGTTGCGCCCGTATTTAATAAATTCCGCTGTCCTCGTGGAAACAAAGGTGGTCTTAGCATTTTTTATTGACCCCTGATCTCGAGCTGTGCAAATTAAATTATTTAATTTTTCAACACTACCAGCATCCAGAGAGGTATCGTACCCAAACACCCATAGGTTATTATTGTAGAAATCCTCTCTCCAGTTTCTTTCTGTTAAGAACTCAGGCATAAAGTGAACCTTTAATTTTTTTGAAGTCCCCACGGGAACTGTAGAACGGAGAATAATTTTCTTTTTCCTAATGCCGTGCCGAGTCAAATCCTTAATGGCCGCTTTAACTATGGATAAATCGCACACCCCGTTTTTTTTCATTGGGGTAGGAACACAAACAAAAACAAAATCACACCCCTTTAAGTCATCAATCGTCGTGCTCTTTGGGTTGCACTTCTCGGGGTCTTTGTCATACGCTATACACTCGATCAGCTCGCCCCCTAAAAGTTGAGTCGCTTGACCCACATATCCATTCCCTAAAATGCCTAATTTAAATTTTGTGTGCTTCATATAGTTATGATACGGGGCAATTATTAAAATATCAAGTAAAAGCCCCCTCGCTGTAGCCGGCGGATAAGAACACCGGTGGTGTGTTCTGGCCTAAAGGCCAGTTAGTGTCGAGGATTTGCAGCGACACTAATACAGCGAGGGGACAGCGAGGGGTCCTAAACCCCCTCTGGGGGCTGGGTGTAATCGGTGGGCATCATCCTCGCGGGCACCTCAGGAGGGGCCTCAGAAGAGGCTCCGTCCAACTTTACAATCGCATAACCCGTAAACAGGAGGTTTAGTGCGACGAGTAAGAGAGCCAGACGTGCATACGTCATGTTAACGGTCATCATCCCTTTTTTGGGCTGATCTGTGGGCGAATCTTGGTCACTCGCATTACTTGGTTTATCTTTGGTATTACTCATAGGTTTTCTATTTTACTCCTTCTTGATTTAAAGTAAAGCTTTTTATGGGGCGTGGCGGTGCGGTGAAGTGGATCGCACGTCAAAGATGCTCACTGGCCTCGTTTCAAGGGTTTCTAGGTCTTTTACCAGAAAGGTTTCTTCGTCGAGAACCTTTTCAACGACCCCTTGCCAGTCACCGTCTACTTCTACGGATTTACCTAGCATTTTTTTATTCATTTCAAGTTTTACTGTCATAATGTTTTGAGATGTACGTTATCTAAATAAAAATACAATGAATCTATATCTTCGGCCTTTTTAAGGTTTATTACTAGGGGGGACTTCTCGTTCAGAGAGTCAACCAGAGTCCTGTATGCAGCTTTCAGCTCCCCATCCCACTGTTTACGCATTTGGCAACAGGCTCCGTCCATTGCAGCCTTGCGAGAACTAAGCAGGTGAAGGTGATCTTTTTCTTCCTTTGTTAAATCTGTAATCTTATGTTTTACGTTAACCATATGTAAAAGTTCGTGTGGTTGAGGAATGATTACGCCATCCCCAATCGGCACAAGCTCAAATGTCTCATTTATTGCTACGTGTAAACGTTCATGATATCGAGAGTCACAATGGGTAATCTTACGCACGGCCTCGTAGTCGCCCCAACACGACTTCACCTGATTGACATTAGGTAGCGGATCGGAGTCGCCCTTACAGCATTCCCCTTTCGTCGCAAGAGATTCGATGGTTTGTTGGAGACAATTGTTTAGACTATTAAGAAGAGGGACCTCTTCGGGGTTGCAGTCTATGCCCCCCATCGATAGCAACTGCATCATTTCGTTAAAGTCAATTTTTCTCATTAGAACCACCTCCCAATAAAACCATAGTATAATAAAGGATTAAAGAAGTAACAGTATAAACAAAATATTTTTCAAAATTCTCAAAACCTAAGCATAAAAATATATTAACCCAAACCCCAAGGCAAATCGGGCAACAGAGTAACCTAACAAGGAAACAATTTTTGTAAAGTAAAATATATCCTTTGAAGTCTAGCCCTTCTCGTGAAGATTTTTCTTTAAAATCCTTTAAGAAACGCCCCCCGAGACACAGTAGCTCTAGGTATTCTACCACCGCATTAGTCCTAAACCATACGAGCAGCAGGAGAGCGCCCAAGAAAGGCTGCATTAAAAAGTTATCCAACTCTAATATCATTATTGTCTTCAAGGATGACACTCCTAGTTTCTCCTAGGGAAAACTCTTCGGTATCTTCTTCTGTAATCTGAAGTAAGTCAATGTTATAAAATTTAAAAATTTCTCTTGCCCCTTCGTCTAACTTGTAGTCATCTCTATAAACCACAGTGGGGATCCCATACCCAGCAATCATAGTCGCGCAGTGGGAGCATGGCAAGAGGGTTATTGCTAAAATCTCAACCTGCCCCTTCGTGCAGAGGGAAAGGCAGTTCATTTCAGCGTGAAGCATCACGGGGCGACGTTGGTCGCGGCTGAATAATTCCCAGTCAACGTCCTTGCCAGACGCCAGACCGTTATAGCCAACGCCCAAAACCATATGGTCACGGTTAAGGGCGCAAGCTCCAACCTTAACAAAGGGGTCTTCGCTCCTCAAGGAAGCCGCCTCGGCTAACCCGAGAGCGTATTTTTCCCAGCTTAATCTAGTGTCCGCCAAAGGCAACCTCCCAAATGATTGACAGGCCAAACGCCAAGGTCACTACGCCAAGAAACAACATCAGGAAACCTTTCTGTAGATAGAATGAGGTCTGCCCATTTTACTCTTAACGACCCTGACCAGTACCAACTCGCCATCTTCAAGGGCATTGTTAATTTTGGTATGAACCGAAACCCTTGAAAGCTTGTCTCCCATACTGTCGGACAGTTCACTTGCTGTGAACTCCTCGTCGGGCCACGTTACGCTGACTGGTTTTCTGCCCCTTTTAACGAGGGGCTTCACATTTTCTGTGTTTAGTTGTGTGCTCATGTTAGGGTAATATTAATTGTTTTTTTAAGATAAGTCAATTCTTTTTTTGCAATAAATATTTATTGTGATAAGCTTAATTATGACAGTTTTTGATTCCTCTATCACTTTGTATCAATGGTTTCGTGATAATGATGTTTTCTGTATGGAAGATCACTTCCAGAAGGCTATCGTCCTTACTGAAGACGAAGGGGCGGATAAGGCTTCTTTCTCTGCGGCACTCGGAGAGTTTGAGCAAAGCGGGCTTGTTGCTCGGGAATCCTTTGAGGGTAAAGAATATTATATATTAAAAAAAACACTGGACTCAGTAGATCAGGATGTCTCTGTTAACCACCCTCTTGCACTTAAGATATCAATTCAGATAAATGAATTCTGTGAGAGGGTTAAGGATTTTCAGGATGTATGTGACCCTGCCGAAATCCACTCACGGGATTTGCTTAACTTAACCTTTATGATCGATTACTTCATTGAGAAAGAAAACTCACAAAAGGATTGACTTAAAATCAAGGAGCGGATACTTTCATCGAAAGGTTCAACCCCTTTAAGCTCGCTGAGAGAAAACAGTAGAGTTTGGCCTTAGTGAGACCTTCAGGGTCAGGGCGGATGTAAAAATCCACGACGGTCCCCCACACCTAAGGCAGATACCGTTAAAGTTCCGTTAGGTTCTTTCAAAAAAATCAAGGTTAGACACCTTGGCATTACCCCCGTGTGTTGTGGGTTACTGCTGTAAGAAGTTTTTAGCACATTTTCTTCACCTAAAATGCCCGGCATAGGGAGATGGTTTTAGGCAGGCAGTTCGACGTGATCGTATCTCGTGTCTCCCATTCACTTTAAAATTTTTGGGCCTCAGAGGAAAAGGGTCATAACCCCTCCGTGTGGGGGGTTATCTCTTTTTTATCCTAAAGGAAAATGGTCATAAGGTTCCCTGTTAACTTTATTAAATTATAATTAATATTTGATTTTATTTTATTTTGATTTATTGTTTTCTATATGGAATACCTTAAGGACGAAAACCTGCAGTCATCTCTAACACTAGAACAAGTAAAAGAAAAAAATTACAAAATATTCATAGGCACCCCGTGTTATGGAGGAATGCTGGCTCAAGAGTATGTCAATGGACTTTTGAACGTAACATTTCAGTGTTTAATGTCGGGCATCCCTGTTGAAATATACCTTGCAGGGAACGAAAGTTTAATACCTCGTGGTAGGAATCATATTGTTGCAGAATTCATGGCCAGTAATTCTACCCACTTACTTTTTATTGATGCAGACATTCGGTTTAGCCCCGAGTCAGCCTTCAAGCTCCTAAAAGCGGACAGGGGGGTAACTTGCGGGGCTTATCCGTTAAAGAAAGTCCCCATTGAATATGTAATTAATTTCCCCCCTGAAGCTCAAACTAATAGTAAAGAAAAGCTAGTAGAGGTGACAGATTGCGGTACTGGCTTTATGATGATTAAAAGAGAGGCGATTGCCGCAATGCAGGATGCTCACCCCGAGCTTCATTATACTGGTGACTTAGAGACAGGTTATCGGTCAGATGTTAGCGATCCTATTAAGATGAGTTTATTAAAAGAAAACCTATACAGCCTCTTTGACACAATGCATGACACGGAAAATAACAACAATTACCTTTCAGAAGATTTCACATTTTGCAGAAGATGGCAAAATTCGGGAGGTAAAGTATGGCTAGACCCGACGATTAAGCTTGACCATTTAGGAAAATTTGAGTATACTGGTGATGTTTCTAAGATCATTAATTTCGATGATTTAACCATTGACGACACTATAAAAGAATGAAAATAATCGGACTCTCGGGCGTTGCTGGTTCTGGCAAAGACTTATTCTATGATTTATTAGCCAGCCAAGTGCCATGTAAACGTTTCTCCTTAGCTGATGCACTTAAAGGTGAAGCAAGCCCTTACATAAAGGAACACTTCGGTATTGATCCAGTTTCATGTACAAGGGATGACAAGAATTTAATTAGACCAGCCCTCGTAGCTCACGGTTCCTTAAAAAGAAAACAGACAAACGGGAGGTACTGGATTGAAAAGCTTCAAGCAAAGATGGAAAAATTCACCTTTGAGGCGACCACCTCTGGCACGACCCCCGACTTTCTGGTAATTACCGACATTCGATACGATGAGTATCCAAAAGACGAATCCATCTGGCTCAAGAAGGAAATGAATGGTATTTTAGTGCATATTTCAAATTTTAGTATGTCAGGAAATAAGCAATGTTTCGTCCAGCCCGCTAATGAAGAGGAGACAAGGGAAAACCCAAAACTACAGCAACAGGCTGATTACTTAGTGGAATGGGAAATGATAAAGGGTGATCTAGGAGAAATCAAAAAAACATTAATCAGGGACGTTATTAAAGATTTTTTAAATTGGCAAAAAAATTATTGACATCTAATAAAAATATAGATATAGTCAGGAGACATGAGCGAACAAAATAAAGAAAGTGAGTGGACTAAACGTGAAATGGGTGCCTTTTGGAAAAGGCAAAGCCAAAAAGGGCAAAGTTATCTTTCGGGGCATGTTACCCTGAAGCTTGATGACGGAAGCGAGGCAAAGGTCAAGGTTGTTGTGTTCAAGAACAAGAACAAAACCAGCAACGAGAAGGCCCCTGATTACTGCGTTTACTCATCCACACCACCTCAACAGGAAAATGCGTCAGAGAACACATCAAGTGAATCTCAAAATGACGAGGACGTTCTATAGTGAACTTCTCTGTTAATTTTCCTATTAACACGGTCTCTTTTGGGCAGGTTTCGACCCTGCTCATGAGAGGCCTTTTTGAGCAAAAAAAGTCTCCTCCCCTTTTTGTCATTGGCAACCTTGACCTCTCGGCTCAATCCAAAGATGATGGCTTTACCCAAAAGCTCAATGAATGTGTGGGTAAGTTCCATGAGCACTCTCGCGACAACCCAACCCTTAAGTTATGGCACCTTAACGGGGGCTTAGATTCCTTCAGTAAAAAACACCACCTACTTACATTCTATGAGCTCGACCAACCCACAAAGGCAGAAATTAATACGGCAAAAAACTGTGACAAGTTAATTTTCACTAGTCGTTATTCTCAAGAAATTTTCAATCAGTTTCAGGTCGAAAGCCACGTCGTCCCTCTCGCCTTCGATAAGTATAATTTCAAAAAACTAGATAAGAAGTATTTTGATGACGGAAGAATAGTTTTCAACCTCTGCGGTAAATTCGAAAAAAGGAAACATCACAAAAAAATTATCCAAGCATGGGCAAAAAAATTCGGGAACAATAAAAAATATTTCCTTCAGTGTACTTTATTTAACCACTTTTTAAGTGAAGAGCAAAATAAAGGCTCCTTTTCAGATTGCCTTGAAGGAAAACCGTACTTTAACATTCAATTCCTAGGTCACATGCCTAGTAACGAAGTTTACAATGACTACCTTAATTCCGCAGATATCATCTTGGGTATGTCAGGCGGGGAAGGGTGGGGTTTGCCAGAATTCCACTCGGTGGCGCTCGGCAAGCACAGTGTGATCCTTAACGCAAGCGGTTACAAGGAATGGGCTACTAACGAAAATAGTGTCCTTATTAACCCAAGCGGCAAGATAGAGGTTTATGACGGAATCTTCTTTAAAAAAGGACAACCCTTCAACCAAGGTTTAATTTATGATTTTAATGAAGACGATTTCATTTCTGGGTGCGAGGAAGCCATAAAGAGACATACGAAATCCCGTGTTAATAAAGAGGGTATTAAAATCCAAGAAACCTTCACTGTAGAAAAAACACTTGACCAACTTTTAAAAATCATTAAATAAATTAAAATAATGCCTATATATTCCTTTCAGCACCCCGACACTGGAGAAACTAAAGACGTGCAGCAACGCATGAAGGAAGATCATGTATATCTCGATAAAAATGGAGTTAAGTGGAATCGCGTATTTACTTCCCCGCACACATGTATCCCTTTAGGGGTAAACCCCAACTCATCGGACGATTTTGTGGCACGGACAAAGGACTTAAAGGGTACAAGTGTGGGGGAAATGTGGGACTTATCTAAAGAGTTAAGCGATAAAAGAAAGCACGAACGAGGAGACGGGACTGATCCCGTTCAGAGTAAATACTTTAAGGATTATTCCACAAAGCGAAAAGGATTAAAACATCAAGACGACAAAATACGAGACGACCTTCTTGGATCATGAGATTTTCAGTTTTTACACCATCGCACACTATAAAGCGAATAGACAGAACGCTTAAATCACTCCAAGCTCAGTCCTTTAAAGACTTCGAGTGGATTATTTGCCTGAACGGAGAGGCACTTAACTCACAGGCCGAACTTACAGAGAAAATAGGCAGAGCTAAGATTAAATACAAGATTTTACGGCATGAGGAATCTACTGATAAAATCGGTCTTTTAAAAAAAATATGTTGTGAAAGTGCAGAGGGGGAAATCTTAGTAGAGTTAGATCACGATGATGAATTAAGCCCTGATTGCCTAGAGGAAATACATCTCCATGACATAAAAAATAACTCTGATTTTTACTACTCTGATGATATTGACATCGTTGAGTCCAGTGGCGAATCAATTGCCCCTTACTCTAAGGACGGAGGGTGGGAATATTATACTTGTGAGAGAACAGGGCACATTGCCTCGCGAGCCTTTCCGCCTAATCCAATTTCATTCGGATATATTTGGTACGCTCCAAACCATGTACGTGCATGGAAAAAGGATTTCTACCTAAAGATCGGTGGCCACAACCCCGACATGGACGTACTAGATGACCACGAACTATTATGCAGGACATACATAGAAGGAAGTGTCACCCATATTGAAAAACCCCTGTATATTTATTGGCGACATGATGAAAACACTTGTTATGGTGAAAAAAATTCAAAGATACAAGGACTGACCAGAGAGCTCCACGATAAATATATCCTAGCGATGGCATCTAAATGGTCGGATATTAATAATTTAAAAAAAATAGACTTATGTTGCCACGCATCTAAGCCACGCGGATTCATAGGGGTGGACGCATATAAATACGACGACGTAGACATAGTAGCTGACCTAGACAAAACCCCTTGGCCATTTGAAGACAATAGTGTTGGGGTGTTTAGGTGCCAAGACGCAATAGAACATCTAAAGAGCCCCCTCACCACCATGAAGGAGATTTACCGATGTCTCGCCCCGAATGGTTGGGCCATTATAGAAGTCCCCAGCACCGATGGCCGAGGAGCATTCCAAGACCCCACTCACGTATCCTTCTGGAATGCTAATAGTTTCTGGTATTACACAAAGCAACAGCAAGGGGCGTTCATAAATTCCCCAGTCAAGTTTCAACTAAACAGGATTCTTGACTACTATCCTAGCGATTACCACAAAACACACTGGATACCCTACACAAAAGCCCACTTAGTTAAGCTTCAGGAGGGGGTAATACCCGCAGGTGGAAGAAACATTTAGTTTTTTCTTTCTTTAGGGTAAAAAAAATGTAATCATAGAGGCAGCCCCAAAAGATATGAGCCCTTCATCAATTAATGTAAAAAAACGAAACGGACGACTTGAAAAGATTGACATTTCAAAAATAAATAAATGCGCCGAACGTGCGTGTGTTAATTTAGAAAACGTTTCTCCTAGTGAAATTGTACTAGATGCCCACGTTCAATTTTATGATAAAATACCCACAAAGGAGATAGACTCTGCGCTCATCCTATCCACTCGCCAAAAGATAGAAAAGGAGCCTAATTATTCCTATGTGGCTGCACGACTCCTCTTAGGGAATATCCACAAAGAGGTCTTCGGTACTAGTGTAGATAAGGACTCGTTTGATCACCAATACAGGCTATCCTTCGTAAGCAATATTAAGAAGTTGGTGAAAGAGGAACGTCTCAATTCAAAACTTTTAGATTTTGATTTAAAAAAACTGTCTGAATCCTTAGTTATTGACAGGGATTATAAATTTAAATACCTAGGACTACAGACTCTTTATGATCGCTACTTTCTACACTCTGACGAGAGGCGTTTAGAATCACCTCAATCATTCTGGATGAGGGTTGCAATGGGTCTGGCTTTAAATGAAGAAGATAAAGAAAAAAAAGCCATAGAATTTTATGACGCCCTGTCTACATTTAAACTCTGCTGCTCCACCCCAACATTATTTAACAGTGGCAGTCAGAGAAGCCAACTTAGCTCCTGTTATCTTAACACTTTCGAGGACTCCATTGATGGAATCTTTGAGGGTGCGTGGCAAGAGGCTAGAAAATCAAAATTTGCAGGAGGCCTAGGTTTCGACGTTACTAATTTTCGTTCTGCTGGGTCTCACATTAAGGGCACAAACGGCACCTCCAGCGGGCTTGTACCTTGGCTTAAGATTTACAACGACCTCCTTGTAGCCGTTAACCAAGGAGGTAAACGGCCCGGTGCTGGATGCGCTTACTTGGAACCTTGGCACTTAGATATTGAAGATTTCCTTGAACTCAAGAAAAATACTGGTGACGAACGTAGGCGTTGTCATGATTTAAATACAGCCAACTGGGTTCCTGATTTATTCTTTGACTATATAGAAAAAGGTAAAGAGTGGTATTTGTTTTCACCAGTTGATGCCGGCGAGCTCCATGAACTTTACGGGTCAGACTTTGATAAAAAATACGAGTCTTTTTGCAGGATGGCGGACGAAGGGGCTATAAAAAATTATAAAAAAATAAACGCCAAAGATCTATGGAAGAAGATGTTACGTGCATTATACGAGACAGGTCACCCATGGATTACTTTTAAAGATAATTCCAATCTTCGGTACTCAAACAGTCACGAAGGGGTAATACACAGCTCCAACCTATGTACTGAGATTTTCCTACACACAAAGCCCTCTAAATACAAAGGGGGCATTAAGAGCGAGGTGGGTGAAACAGCCGTCTGCAACCTGAGCTCCGTCAACCTCAAGGAGCATCTTAAACCTAACGGGAAACTAGATTTCAAGCAACTAAGCAAAACCATAGCTATACAGTTACGTATGCTTGATAACGTAGTGGACCTTAATTTTTACCCCACTCAAGAATCCAAGAAATCCAACATGGCCCACAGACCAGTGGGCGCAGGAAGCATGGGGTGGGCAGACGTTTTCCATTCTTATAAACTTGATTTTTCATCAGACGATGCAGTTAAGTTTTCAGACGAACTGTATGAGTTTATCTCTTACCATTGTATCTTAAACTCAAGCAAGCTTAGTAAAGAGCGTGGGTCGTACTCGACTTATGAAAATTCCCTTTGGGACAAAGACATGTTACCGATTGATACCTATAAGGGGTTAATGGACTACCTGAACGAAAAACCACTAGTTCATAGAGGAAAAAAATTCACCCCTGAAGTTGACTGGAAAACCTTAAGGGCTCACATTAAAGACTACGGAATGCGTAACAGCAACACAATGGCAATTGCGCCCACGGCAACTATATCTTACATTCAAGGATGCGCCCCCTGCATTGAGCCAGATTTTTCAGTTTTATTCGTTTATGAAAATAAAAGCGGAAACCTGACGATTATTAATGAATGGTTTGTTAAAGAGTGCAAAGAACTTGGCATATGGAGCTCCCACTTTATTGAAGCCCTAAAGGCGGTAGACGGAGACGTTAGAGACCTTGATATCCCCCAAGATTTAAAAGACAGGTTTAAGAACGCCTTTAGTCAAGATCAGTTTAAATTAATTGATAATGCAGCGGCCAAGCAAAAATGGATCGACATGGGTCAATCGCTTAATCTTTTTAACGACAATACGTCCCTTAAATATTTAAACGACCTTTACTTCCATGCAAGAAAAAGGGGGCTCAAAAGTACCTATTACCTAAGGAATAAAAGTGCAAGCAAAATTGAAAAATCTTCGTCTGGCGATAACAATAATAATAACAATACAGGTACTAGCGATAGTAGCGGGACTGCTGATGAGTCTTGCTCGATCATAGACCCCACATGTGAAAGCTGTCAATAATGAAAGATGGATCAATACTTGGAGAAGAGATAGTTGGAGTAAATCAAATTTTACCCCACAAACACCAACTAGCATGGGACTTATTTCTCAAGGGGGTGGCTAATAATTGGTCCCCATCAGAAATAAACATGAGCACGGATGTAGGCCAATGGAAAAACGGACAGTTGACGGACGACGAAAAGTTACTCGTCAAAAGATGTCTCGGGTTCTTCGCTGGGAGTGAATCATTAGTAGGTAACAACTTATTACTCACAGTAGCCAAGTGGGTAACCGACCCAGAGTGTCGCCAGTATATCCTAAGACAGGCGTACGAGGAGTCCCTACACAACTGGACTGTTGTTACGTGCTGTGACTCGTTCGGCCTCAAGGTTGCTGATGTTTACGAGGCTTACTTAAACATCCCAAGTATTAAAGCTAAAGATGAGTTCTTGATGGGTATAACCGCCGACGTTAACAGATCAGACTTCAGCACTAAAACCACAGAAGGCAAGAGAGAGTTTCTCCGTAACTTGATTACCTATTACATTGTATGTGAGGGCACCTTTTTCTTTAGCGGATTTGCCATGTTACTTGCGCTGGGTCGACAAAACAAATTACCGGGACTTTCAGACCAAATTCGTTACACGTTAAGGGATGAAACCCTACATATTCAGTTTGGAACCTACTTAATCAATACCATTAAAGAACAGTACCCTGCCGTGTGGACCAAGAAGTTCGAACAAGAAACAGTAGAACACGTAAAAAGGGCTGTGGAACTGGAGATACAATACGCACATGATGTTCTTCCGCGTGGAATTCTTGGCTTGAATGCTGAAATGTTTATAGACTACATGGAATACATAGGTAACAGGCGTCTAGAGGGAATAAACGTTGATTTTCGATTTAAGAGCGACCACAACCCATTCCCGTGGCTCTCAGAAGTAGTGGACACAGGGGCTATGACAAATTTCTTCGAAAGAAAGGTAAAAGATTACCAAAACTCTGGTACGCTTAAAGATGATTTTTAATTAAACTAGAGCAGGTAATTAGCGGTCCTTGAAGCGTCCACCTCTATGAAAACCCTCTCCCTTTTTAATTCCATCATTTGATCTAGGGTAAACCCTTCTGCACTAGCCCAGCGGTAGCGCGGCGGGTTAACCAAGTAAGCTCTAATCTCAGGAATCCCTCCGTAAATATCAGTTTCTAGGTTTAAAAGAATGATTTTTTCGACTTCACTATTATAAACTATAGCTGTGGTATTTCGGCCAGTTTCTGCAAAACGAATCCTAAACCCAAGGCGACAACAGTGACCCTTGAGTTTGTTAATATAGCTTTTTAAATAAAAATTCATTTAACCATCTTTAATTTTTCTTTTTGTCTCTTTTAAAAAACTCTTAGTTGGCATAAACTGACTGCTACATACCTGACACAACATCACCTCTTTACACTTATGTTTCTCCTCACACGATTCTTCTTTTTGGTATTTACAACTTCGTATATCTAGTTTTACTAGAAGAAGGCACGCCTCAGGAGAGGCCTCACAGTAAGGGCAAGCATTATAATGCATGTCTTTCTTTCTAAAAAACAGATAACACTACAACCCCAACTAAAGCGGCATTAATAACTGCCAGAACAACGAGTGTGGCTGCTAAATAAAAGAGTGAAGAATCATACTCTTCCATGGTCTTTGTTTTTGTTGTGCATGTTTTTTCTACAACAAGAAGGTTCGCTTCTCGAGAAGTGGTTACTTTATGCTTGTTTTCTTCCTTTTTACCAATATACCACGTTCCATTACGATATTTAGTCAATGTGCCCCGCTTCATCATAGTAAATATTACACTATTTTTTTAAAAAATATATAAGACTAGCTAAAATACAAGTGTAAATACTATTATGGAAGTTGACTTTCAATTTTTCTTTAATACCGTTGCGGGTATAATTACTTTCTTTGGAGGGTTTCTCCTTAAAACGTTCTGGGGTCGCCTTGATGAAATAGACAGGGAAAGAGAAGCGTTATGGATGCACCATGAAGATGACATGAAACTGTTACGCAAAGACCTAAGTACCCTTGCGCTAACCCTCCCTGAAAAATATACCACGAAGGACGACTTCCACAATCTAGTCAAAACCGTACACCATAGATTCGACAAACTTGAAGAAAAAATAGATGACCTCAATAGCAAGTAAAGCAACGGACAAGCTGCTCAATATAGGTTTGTTTTTTCTGCAAAAAAAGATTGATTTAAGATCAAAAAATGAGCACAGTTAAGTGTGCGTTATATTTTAATTAATGACTTTTTCTCAGAAGACTTAGCTGGCGGGGGGCACGCTGGCGGGGCCGCTCTTAATGATGAAATTCTTATTGATATATTTAAGGCCAACGGTCAAGAGATAGTTAAGCTTAAAAGCCCCGATGTGACTTCGGATTTCCTTAAAAAAGAAAAAGATTCATTTTTTATAATTTCTAATTTTTTTCGTTTCTCGTCCATTGAAATGCTTAAGGAATTTGAGGAATTAAAATACATTATTTACGCCCATGATTATAAGTTCGTTAACCACATGAACCCCGCCAGATACGACAATTTTATAGTCCCCGAAAATGAATTGATTTGTGTAGATTTCTTCAGGGCAGCTAAATCTGTAATTTGCCAATCCAGTTTACAACAAAAAATTTACGACAAAAATTTAAAAGACAATGTTAAGACTTTAAATTTTTCAGGCAACCTTTGGTCGCTTGAAGCTCTGGCCGTGATGCGTGACCTTTCCGATGGAGACAAAAAACCCATGAGCTCTGTGGTTAAATCTCACTATGCGGAAAAAGGAACCCCAGAAGCTATTAAATTTTGCATAGACAATAAGATGGATTATGAACTAATATTTGACGCGGATTACGAATCTTTTTTACGTAAAATTTCAAAAAACCAAAGTTTGGTGTTTTGGCCAAAAACCCCCGAGACCTGTGGTCGAATGGTTCTAGAGGCTAAAATGATGAACGTAAAGGTTGCATTCAACAACCTACTAGGCGCATCCCACGAACCGTGGTTTAATAAGGACGGCGAAGAACTAATAGCCGAAATGACAAACAAACGTCAAGAAATATACGATATAATTAGCGCAATTGCCACACGGTGAAAAAAAATAACTATAAATATCTAAGCGGTAACGCATTCAAAAGTATTTGCAAATACTCCTGTGGCCACTATACATCCGCCAGAGAACACCACTTCAATTTTAAGGTACGAGATGACGTAGAAAATAATTATGTCTTCATAAAAACAGAGTACACATTTCCGTTTTTTGAACACATCCATTTAGACTTCCCCTTTACGGTAATTACGCATAACTCCGATGAGGCTATTGATGAAAGATTTCGCCAATTCATCGACCACCCATTGGTAGAGAAATGGTATGGACAAAACATAAACCTTAAGCACCCTAAGCTCGAATCAATTCCAATAGGGCTGGCTAACCCTAAATGGGCGCACGGAAGCCCCAATGAGGTTAGCAAGGTGATCCTCGAATCCCAACCAGCGACATACAGGAAGACCTCCCTAGTTTATGTTAATTTTGACATAGGGACTAACCCACGGGAAAGACTTTCGTGCTTAGAAGAGACGGGGCTACAAAACGCCGACAGGGTAGACTTTCCAACTTATCTGAACACTATGTCAGAGTCCTACTTTGCCCTCTCCCCTAACGGCAATGGAATAGATTGCCATAAACACTGGGAAGCTCTATATTTAAAAACAATTCCCATAGTTACAAAAAGTATAAATATGGATTTTTATAAAGATATGCCATTTTTAGTATTAAATGACTGGTCTGAATTAAAAAATATTACTCTCTCTAAGGAACTTTATGATTCTATCTGGAAAGACTTCAACCCAGATACAATTCTTTTCCCACAATACGTCAACAAAAAGGGGCTCGGGTGAAACAAAACGTATTGATAACAGGGGCATCAGGTTTAATAGGATCTCAGTGTGTTGAATTTTTTAGCGATCTGGGCTTTAATGTCATTGGTGTAGACAACAATATGCGGGCTTACTTCTTTGGTCGGGACGCATCAACTCAGTCAATTAAAGAGAGGCTAGAATCCAAGTACCCCTTATACCAGTGCCTCCCGCTAGATGTAAGAGAAATGGGTGCCATAGAATTCGTTTTTAAAAAAACGAACATTGACCTAATAATCCACACCGCCGCCCAGCCATCTCACGACTGGGCTGTAAGAGAGCCGCTTACGGATTTTTCGGTTAACGCCCAAGGAACCTTGAATCTCCTTGAATTATGCCGCCTATACTGCCCCGAGGCTACCTTCATTTTCACCTCAACGAATAAAGTTTACGGGGATACACCCAACAAGCTTAAGTTAACAGAACTTGAAACTAGGTATGAATGCTTCGACCCCCAAGGTCTCCCTTATAGCATTGATGAAGGCATGTCTATTGATCAGTGTACTCATTCTATTTTTGGAGCCTCAAAAGTGGCAGCAGACATAATGGTTCAAGAATACGGCAGGTGCTTCAATATCAAAACAGGAGTTTTTAGGGGTGGCTGCCTCACAGGGCCAAACCATAAAGGGGCAGAGCTTCACGGGTTCCTTTCATATTTAGTAAAATGTATTACGCATGGTGAGGATTATACTATATTTGGGTATAAAGGAAAACAGGTCAGGGATAATATACATAGCGCTGATTTAGTTAATATGTTCTGGGAGTTCCACCAAAAACCAAGAAGAGGAGAAGTCTACAATGTAGGGGGCGGAAGAGGCAATTCGGTATCCGTCCTCGAGGCTATAGATAAAATTAAAAAAATCTCCAACAAAAAGTGGGACTCATACTCCTTAAGCCCCCAAGCTAGAGCAGGAGATCACATGTGGTACATTACTGACTTTTCTAAATTTCAAAACCACTTCCCCTCATGGCAATTAACCCACAGCATTGACCAGATTATTGAAGAGATAGTTAAATACGAACATGACTCAGCAACCTAAATTAAAAATAAATTTTGTAGATTTCTGGCCAGACTTCCATAAGGATAATAATTACTTTTATCACTTATTGAATTCAAAATTTGACGTTGAAATTAGCGAAGGCGACCCCGATATTCTATTCTTTTCTGTTGATTACGCCAAGCAACGTGCCCGAGATAAATACAAAGACCACCGATGCACAAAGGTTTTCTTTTCAGGTGAAAATGTTAGGCCTAACTATGGCAACGACTCAGCAGAACACACCATGTATAGTATTGGAAAGTGTGATTTTGCCTTTACCTTTGATTTCAGTAATGACCCACGCCATTACCGCTTGCCTCTATGGGCTCTTCAAATTGACTGGTTTGAAAAGGGGGGGTACGTTAACCCACAGTTTATATTACCGCTCAACCAAATTTACAGCAACCCAGCTATCGCTATGCCCAAGATCAAGTTCTGTGCTTTTATTTTTAATAACCCAGTACCTAGGCGTCTGGAAATTTTAAATAAATTAAACAAACATAAAGAGGTTCACGGGTATGGACAACCCTTTAACAACTGGTTCTACGGAGAGTACAACAAGTACAAGGTGCTCTCTCAGTATAAATTTTCTATTTGTTTTGAGAATTCTATCTCTCCAGTCGGAGGGTATTACACCGAAAAGCTTTTTCATGCCAAGACAGCCGGGACGGTACCGATTTATTGGAGTGACGAAAGATGTGCTAATGATTTTAATGTTAAAAGTTTTATAAACCTTAATGACTTTGAGTCGATGGACAAACTCGTGGATCACGTTCTGGAGGTAGACGGCAATGAAGAGCTATACTTAAGCTATCACAGGGAGCCGCTTTTTAACAACAAGCAAATCAAAGATGAATTTTTACCCTCATCTGTGCTTAAATTTTTTGAAGAAAAGGTTATTAAAAATGCTTAATGTAGAAAAAATTTTCGTACTCCACTATACCAAACTCACGGAAAGAAGAGAGAGGTTGGATAAATACCTTAAACGACACAACCTAGAGGTAGAGTATATTTTAGATTACGACCAAGAAGACCTGACTGAGGATGTTGTAAATGAGTGGTACTCAACTAACGAAGAAGAATATAACGCCAAAATAGACCCCCTCTGGGGCGTCAAAACAGCCCCCTTCCGAAAACTTAACCGAGCTGAAATCTCATGTACCATTAAACATTACCTTGGTATTAAAAGTGTCGCCGAGAAGTGTACTGATTACGGTTTAATACTGGAAGACGACGTATTGTTTGTGGAAAATTTTCCTGAAACTTTTAACACTTTTCTTTCCAATACACCTAACGATTGGGGGGCCATCTTCATGGGGTGTTGCGCCGGGTTAAGGATACCGCCTCATTTTATTAAAGAAAACATAAACGCCTATCAAGTCCCCCACCCTGCATCAAGAGGTGGCGATTCATACATCCTGCGTAAAGAAGTAGCTGAAAAAATTATCTCTACTATGAAGCCCTTTAACACAATAAGCGACTGGGAGCTTGGCTACCAACTACACCTACACAATGTAAAAACCTACTGGTGGGAACCACCCTTAGTTGTACAGGGGTCCGAGAACGGTCTTTATAAAACAACTTTAAATGACGATAACCATAGGCAAACCCACGGAGGTGTATGTTGAAAAAAATAGCATTTATTAAATTTGCAGGATTAGCCGCAGGAGGTTGTGAAAAATACCTCCAAAACATTGCCTGTATATTATCAAACAGCCAACAGTTTGAGGTGGATTACTATTATACTAATGCCGCCCCTTATATAAACTGGAGTTCCCCGTTTATACACCCCGATAATGATGAATCTAGACAAAAAATAATGGAGGATCATCAAATTAATCTAATAAAAGTAGACGTGCAAAATAAAGACGGGAGCGGGCCGCCCTATGAATGGATCAATACTAATTTTTGGGAACTTTTTGATGAGAATCAATATGATTATGTTTCGAGTGCTCGCTCTGGTTACCCCGAGTACCCGTTTCATCTTATTAATAAGACAAAAATAATTGACACAATTCACGGTCAGGACGGAGAAGACAAGGTTAACATTAGCAAGGTTATTTTATTATGTGAATGGCAGGCTAAACAGTGGTCCGAGAACGGAGGCAATATTGCTAAAGCCACGGTTATACCCACCCTAGTTAAAGTTCCGCCCAAAACCCCCAGCTTACTTAGGCAAAAACTCAGCATCCCCTCAGATGCCTTTGTTTATGGATTCCACCAAGGGAGCCGTGAAGATATTTATTCACCAGTTTCCCTTGAAGCTTATAATCAAATTAAAAATGAAAATAATTATTTCATAATTATGGGCGCATCAGAACAACACCGAAAATTCGCAGAACAAATAAATTGCCCTCATATTAAGTTTATAGATTTTTCTAGTTGTGTAAACGATATACATGATTTTCTCGGCGGTATTGATGTTTTTGCACACGCCCGTAATGATGGAGAAGTTTGCTCTGCTGCGATCATTGAGGCTCTGTATCACGGGAAGCCGGTTATATCACACCCTGCTATGAACATGGGTCACCAAGAGCAAATAGAAGGCTGCGGTAAGATGGTGTACAGTGTTCAGGAGTATGCACAAGAAATGCTTACGCTAGAACAAAACGATGCCTACTACCAAACCCTCTCCCTAGCAGCAGAGGAGAAATATACTGCAAAATATAGCTACGCCACGATAAGAGATAAAATCTTACAACTTTACAAAACATGATAATTAGTAAGTGTTCCACTCGCATATCCTTAGCAGGAGGGTCTACGGACCTGCAAGAATTTATAGAAAACTATGGGTACGGAAGTGTAATAAGTTTCCCTTGTAATATTTATACTTATATCACCCTGTTTAAAGATAAAGGTGGGTACAATAAGCTTAATACCTACCTATTGAACTACACTCAACGTGAAGAAGTAGAGCAAGTTAAAGATATCCACAACGACATTGGGAGGGTAGTCTTAGAGCACTTCAACTGCCCCCCTGTTACCTTAAATTTTCACTCGGACGTTTTTGCATCAGGCTCAGGTCTAGCCTCTTCATCCTCCTATCTAATTAGCTGTATCAAGGCAGTAAGCACTCATCTTAATGTCCAGATGAATACATGGGAAATATGCGAGCTTGGACTTGAGCTAGAAAGAAAATTTAATCCCTTAACCGGCTACCAAGACATTTATGGCTGTGCAACCGAAGGGCTCAAGCAATTAGTTTTCCTTAAAGACGGAAGCGTTACCCATGCGGGGCTTAGAAAAGATTTCTTAAACCAATTTAAAATGTATCTTCGCCCAACAGGAATACAAAGAAGTTCCACAAAGGTTTTGTCCAGCATTGACACAAAGCGCAGCGAGGCCCTTTTACCCTTTGTTAGTTACATGAGTGACGCCATAAAAAAGAATGATGTAAGTAAATTTTTAGGATTAATGCAAGAGTCATGGGAGGTCAAAAAAAGCACTTCCCCTCTTATTTTAGAAAACGAAAAACTAAAGGAGATGGATCGTTCTTTATATAAAGATAAATCTACCCTAGCTCACCGCTTATGTGGGGCAGGTAATGGTGGTTTCTTTTTGATTTTCCGTGATAAAAACTATAACGAACCCACCTTCGACATACCAATCGGGGTTGCAGAGATTCCCTACTTATGTACAAAAAATTAAAAATCGGATTTACCGCCAGCTGTTTCGACCTATTACACGCAGGACACTGTTTAATGCTTAAAGACGCACGGGAGCAATGTGATTGGCTTGTGGTGGCCCTACAGTCAGACCCATCCATAGATAGGCCCGAAAAAAATCAACCGATCCAATCTCTAGATGAACGTAAAATTCAACTAGAAAGCTTAAAATATGTAGACCAAATAGAACTCTACGAAACAGAGGAAGATTTAGTTTTCTTACTTAAGAAAATCAAGCCAGATGTTCGCATTCTGGGAACTGACTACAAGAATAAAGATTTTACTGGACAAGAATTAAATATTGAAATATTCTTTCATGAAAGAAACCATCCATGGTCAACCTCAGAACTTAGAAAGAGAATTAAAGAAAATGAGTAAATGTATTGTCACAGGAGGGTGCGGCTTTATTGGGAGCCACATAGTAGATTCACTCGTAGATGCTGGAGATGACGTTCTCGTTATAGATAACGAGTCAGCCGAGTGCAATGAGGAATTCTTCAAAAATGACGGGGCAACTTATCACCTAGAGGATATAGAAGATTTCTCTAAAATAAGCCCACTTTTTAAAGGTGTAGATTACGTGTTTCACTTGGCTGCAGAATCCAGAATTCAACCGACACTCGAGAGGCCCCAAAAGGCATGTTCAACAAACTTTGTCGGCACGTGTAATGTTCTTCAGGCGGCAAAACAATTTAAAATTAAAAGAGTTGTCTATTCTTCCACTTCATCATGTTACGGCCTAAAACACACGCCGCCGCTAACAGAAGAAATGGAACGTGATTGCCTCAACCCCTACTCGGTGAGTAAAGTTGCCGCCGAAGACCTTTGTAAGATGTATTATACCCTGTGGGGCCTAGAGACGGTGGTGTTGAGATACTTTAACGTGTACGGCGAAAGGCAACCTCTCAAAGGTCAATACGCACCTGTTATAGGAATTTTTCAGAGACAAAAAGAGAACGGGGAATCATTAACAGTTGTGGGTGACGGAACCCAGCGACGAGATTTTACCCATGTATCTGACGTGGTTCAGGCCAACATTCTTGCGGCGTTTGTCCCCCACAATGAAAAAGATCCTGTTGCGGGAGAAATTTTTAATGTCGGAACAGGCTCTAATCATTCTATTGTAGAAATAGCCAACCTAGTGGGTTCAGAAATTACATACATACCTCCAAGACCCGGGGAAGCGCAGACCACATTGGCTAACATAAATAAAATTAAAACTAAGCTAGGTTACGAACCTAAAGTAATGCTAGAAAAATGGATAACACAGAACTGATAACACAAGGGCTGCCCAAGACACCCCACTCTCTGCTAGAACAGAAAAGGCGAGCCTATATAGTTCTGGGGCCAGAAATAAGCGGTACCAAACTATTGGCAGAGATACTACTAAAATGCTGCGGGCTTAAGGGGCAGGTCACGGACGGGTCTCTTCCTGAGGAAAGTGAAGATTTGATTATGGTGAGATGGTCACTACCCTCGGGGCTTTTTGATTTAGCAAGCCCACAGTGGGCCACCCATAACGACAGAATGGTAGATATTCCATCAATAATTGAAACCTTAGAAAAGAGAAATTACTTACCCGTTTTCCTAGGAATCACCCGTAGTTGGATCGCAGTAACTAAATCAAGGATCAAGCAATATAAACAACACGGAGATTCCCGGTTTGGGCCGCCAGACTCTCTAGACACCCACCTCCATATGGTTAAAAGGGGGATTTCTTACTTTTATGAGAATGTTCCACAGACAGGGTACCCTTGGTATATGTTTAGTTATGAAGAAATAACAACCGATCCAGACCTGTTTGTACCTCAATTATCAAAGTTTTTAAACCTAGAATTCAATGGCTTAGACAAACTTGATTGGCCCATCAAAGGACAAAACTCAAAGTGGTTCAAGGAAGACGAAAACGCCGAAGGAGACCCCTTCAAATTTGATACATGGGGATAAGATGGTATTAATGCTTACAATGGCAGGGGAGTACAGTCGCTTTAAAGAATTTAGCTACGCAATTCCGAAGTACCTACTCCCCTTATCTAACCGAACCATTCTTCATCACATTTTATCTTCTTTTAGAGATACAAATATGTTTAATGAAGTAATCCTTGTGGCTAATAAGAAAGACATGAGGTTTCATTCTCAGATTTCCAGAACGCTAGAAGAGTTCAATTTTCCACGGAAGCACATTACCTTTATTGACGACACACTAGGACAGTCTGTTACCGCTGTAGAGGGGTTGAAGTTTTTAAAAGGGGAAACGTCTTTCGAACAACCCTTAACAGTGCACAACATTGATACCATTCTTCTTAATAGAAACTTTAAAAGTATTTCAAACAGACTCACACACTCCGATTGTATAATAGATGTATTTTCTGCTAACAATGAAGCCTATAGTTATGTTTTAACCGATGGCGACACGGTGTCCACAATCGTAGAAAAGCAATTAGTTTCTGACATGGCCTCGTCTGGGTGCTATTTTTTCAAAGATTTAAATTTAGCTTTTGATTATTTAAGTGACTCAGACAATTACTACATTAGTAATTCTATAATGAAAATGATCAAGGATGGTCTGAAAGTAAAAATAACAAGCACAAGTACGGGCAATGATACCTTTGTACTGGGGACGCCCCAAGAATACATAAACTCTATGGGGTTTTTTGATTTAAAGATTCATGATTCACAGCACAAAAACACTACTTAAAGGTGGCTCCCTAGCCGGCACCTACCTCATAAGCGGGACAGGCGGCACCTTCGTCAGAAAGGAGATTTCTTTAAGAAGAGAAAGGGAATATGGCTATCAAAGGTGGTACTCCCAACTTAAGAGGCTACAACGATATGAACTCCTATTCCCTTCCATTTTCGCCAAGGTTATACGTTACGGCATAGAGGGTGACCGAGCTTTTTTTGATTTAGAACATTACGCTAATTACCACAATTGCTGGTCATACCTCATGCAGTGCGACGACAAGGAGGAAATAGAAAAAATTTTCAACCTGATAATAAGGGCTATGAATATTGTACACTCAAAACAACTACCCTCGTGCCCTGAGGCACTTCACCTTTATTACGAGGAAGAAATAATAAAAAAAATTAAAGATTGTTTTATTGATGAAGAATTTTCCAATTACTACAATCGCCCTACTATTAAATTCCACGGCAAGCTTATACCATCCCTAAGCTCTCTCCTGCAGGATTATCGTCAGTATGGATTTACTCACTATACTTCTACCACGGAATGCTACACTCATGGCAACATAACTCTAGAAAACATCCTGTATTCACCGAAGGATAATAAAGTTATTTTCATTGACCCCTATGAGGAAAATATAATAGATAACATTTATAATGAATATTCTCAGATTTTACAGTCTTGCAATAGCCATTACGAAATATATAATGAGTCCAATGGTCAGCGGTGGCACGACAGGAAAGAGGGTCCTCCCATACCACTAGGAATAAGTTATTTTAATATATTATTTTTGGATTTTATGAAAAAAACATTATCCGAAGATGAAATTAAAATGGTGAAATACTTTGAAGTTTCACAATTCATCAGAATGCTACCCTTTAAGATGAAAGGGGACCGAGATAAAATGTTTTTATTTTATGATCTAGCCTCTTATCTAGTGGGAGACCTTTTAAAAGAATGAGTGCAGGATGGACAGTTCAGTCTAATTTACCGGTTTCCTTTACAATTAAAACCGTAAAAAATATCCTAGACCCCAACAATAATAGCCTATTGGAATTGGGCGATTCCTCACGAAGGTTACTGTTTGTTGATTCAGAGGTTTTTTCTCACTTTGGGAAAAAGATACACTTGTATTTCTCACACAACAACATTGAGGCTAAAATAGTTCCAATTGATATATCAGAAGAAAAAAAAGATATAGAAACCTTAATGTTTATTTTAAACACGATTGAAAACTTTGGACTTCTCAGAAGAAACGAACCGATTATCTGTATGGGTGGTGGCGTACTGCTGGATATAGTTGGGTTTGCGTCCAACCTGTTTCGCCGCAGTGTTCCGTACATAAAAGTACCCACCACTCTCTTGGCTATTGTGGATGCCAGCATCGGGGTCAAAACATCCATTAACCACTTCGGAAGAAGAAATAGACTCGGTACCTATTACGCCCCTCAAGGCGTTTACCTAGATAAGACATTTCTCGAAACAGTACCGCCCCAAGAAATACATCAGGCAATGGGCGAGATAATAAAAATTGCAGTTATTAAAAATACTAAATTGCTTTCCCTGTTAGAAACTCATGCACCTCAAGTTATAAAAGAAAAATTTCTAGTAGATGGACCGGCTGATAAGATAATTTCGCATGCCATACACGATATGATACAGGAGTTACAACCAGACCTTTTAGAAAAGAACTTAGAAAGAGTTGTGGACTTCGGGCATTCCTTTAGCCCTCTAGTTGAAATGAACTCCCTTAAAGATAGCACTGTTCCGTCTTTATCCCACGGACAAGCTGTCACCTTAGATATTATTTTCTCATCTTGCCTATCTTACAATAGGGGGTTGCTCTCCAAAGAATCTCTTAACCGAATTATTGAACTGTGCCAAATGTGCAACCT